GCTGTTATGAATTTGTATTTAATCGGCGGTAGCTTAGTGTACCATTCCCACCAATCGTCTTTAAAGAGGTTGCCGCCTGTAACCGTAGGCTTGCCTTGATATAACGACTCCCAGCTTGTTTGAGGCATTATAGCTTTTTTGCTTTCAAGAAATTCTAATGATTTTAATTTGGGGAAGAGGGGATCGCCTTCATTGCGGTTTATTTCGTCTTTTGTAGCTATTGCCTGGTAATTTAATATCTTAAATTTACCCTTGAGTTGATCTTCGATTTTCAACAACCTGGCTATGATATCATGCGTTGACCATCTGGTCATTATGATAAGCAATCCTGCATTTTCGGAAAAACGTGTCATAAAGTCATCTGTAAACCATTCCCATATCTTTTGACTCCAGGTGATAGAGTTAGCTTGTTCACGGCCCTTTACGGCATCGTCTATAACGCCCAGGTCAAGGCTTTCGCCGGTCACGCTACCGCCTGTTGTGGTGTTTCTGAATTGGCCGGCTGTAGTGTTTCCGTCTGAATCTAAAAATTCAAGATGGTTCGTGTTTCTTATTGCTTCGCCTTTTTTACTGCTTAGATTTGTATCAGGAAATATCTTGTTATATTTTTCGCTGTCAATTTGCCGCTGCTGGGAGAGGTTACAGCGCACGCCCAGGGTGTCTGAATAAGTCGCATATATTGATCTGATTTCAGGCCACTTACCACTTATCCAAGATATAAAGTCGGATACCGTCCAGCTATTATGCGTAGGTGTTAATTTTTTACCAACAAGATATAGTCCGTCTTTGTTTTCAACCGTTATACATTTGCCAGGTTTTTGATATTCTTTAGAAATCCACTCAATGTCCGTTATGGAAACTCTTCGACGCAATGGTTTTATGTTGCTTTGCTTTCTTGGCAGCATAGTTGGAATAACATCAAACGGAGTAAAGCCAACCTGGTAACACAAGCTCTTATCTTGAATTCCATATGAATTTGGTTCTTTTCTGGGCTCTATTTTAGTTTCTGAATAAGAATATCCTAATGTTGACAATAATATTTTAAATCCGTCAATTAACTTTTTGTTTGTATTTATAAATCTATATTGACCTGATTTTTTATATAACGAACCATCGCTATCAATTAAACCCGCTAATAAGGCAAGCCTTTGTTTTTTAGATGAAAATATATATTTATCGGGTATATGTTTATTGTCATATAAACATAATTTTCTAAGCAATCCTTTTGTTTTGGTATCGTTACCAAAATAAACTTTTCTTACTTTTGTTTTTTTGTGAGGAATGATATTAGATATTGGAATTAATGTACTTAAATATTCTATACTTTCGTTTTCTTCAAAAGCAGTATATATAGCTGGTTCTGTTTTGCTTCCATCTCCCAACCACATACCTAAAAAATATGGATGTAAGTCCAGTTTTTGTTTGTCAAATTCTAAACATTCTACAACAGGCAACTGATATTTAACCCGACTACCCCTAACACCTTTAGCCCCAAACCAAAGCCCGGAATCTAACATTTTTTGTGTTTCAAGAGTTTTATAATTTTTCCACCCATGAGAAGTCACCGTCCATTCGTGATTTCTATGACATTCTATTTTTTCACCATTACTTAAAGTAACAACCATATCGCACGGGTCTGGTTGATTTATAGTATTTGTTATTTCAACAGATTTACCATCCGGAGAAAATACATGATCGCCTATATTCAAATCACCATGCGGCTTCCATCCGTTTGTGGTTAAGGTAGGGCAATTATCAGCGATTTCCTTACCATGTTGGGGAGGAGATTGAATAAGAAGTATCGGCCTTAATCCCGCTCTTAAATCAAGATAGAATTGTTGAAGATGCTTACAAAGATCTTCCATAAACCAGCCTGAAGTAAATCTATCATTACGCATGAACTGCCGATAGGCAAGGAAGTTGACACGGGATTTTTGTATCCAGAAATCTTCGATGAGGTCTATGTCGTTAGCTGTTAGCGCCATATAGTTCGTTATCTTTTACATATTCTAAAATTGGTAAATAAAACATTTCACTACTACATGAACCACAGATAAACTTACTGCCCGGATCTGGTTGTTTGCCATTTGGAAAAACTACTGATTGAGACGGGATTGTAGCCCCGTGTTTTACATCGCTATTAAAATAAAAAGCGATATTCCCGCATCCACCGCGACCTAAATCCATATATTTATATCTACATTCTGATATTTTAAGCGCCATTTCTTATCCCCTTCAATATCTTATCAATACCGCTTATCGGATGCCACGGATCGGGCGGCCAATTGATTCTTTTTGGATTAAGATGAGCTAACACTTGCAGATTGATTGAGTTTCGAAGTTGGTCATTACTTAAAGTTAAGTGGCTGTATCTATTCATTGACGTCCTCTGTTCCGATAGTTGGTAAAGGAATGCCCCGCTTTCGCATTTCTGTTTCGGGATCTTTAAAAAGGGGTTTGCCGTCTTTGCCGGTTGCTTCCATGTGTATTTTGTCTGCTTGACCGAGGTAGTTTTTGCCAAGGAATATCGCCATTGCGGGATTGTGATCGGCAAGCAACCATTGCTTTTTTCGCAGGGAGGCCTTACCTGTGCCCCTTTTTAGCTTAGAATAGTCCGCAAAGGAAGATTTTTTATCTTCTTTGCACCGTCGCTCAAGCGTATCGTAGGAAATGTTCAGGAACCCGGCAACCTCTTCACCGATGCAAAATATAGCCAGCAGTTTATCAACTGTTGTCCAATCAACTATTATTTTTTCTGGTATCGGCGGAGTTGATTTCTTTTTCTTAGCCATAATTCAGCCCTATATACTATATTTTAATGCTTGTCAAGGAAATTGTTATCTTTTATAGTCTCGTATTTTTTCAGCATCCATTCTGCTTAATCCAAAACCTATACATTTCATAGGGTTTGCGTCTAATTCTGTTAGATATTCAGGTAATTTATCAGGAACGTTCTCGCAATTCCAAAACCAAAATTGATCTCCCATAGATTGAGGCATAGCGTGTTGATACGTTATTCCTAAACTACTCATAACTTTTTGAGCATGTCTTTTCTCTCCACATTCTAACTGTGCTGTCATATAATCATATCTAAGATGATTTTTCCCTAACGGATACATTTCGACGGTTAACACATATGTGGCCGGAACTATTTCTAATAACCTTTTATATATTTCGTTTTTTCTACTGCAAACCTCCACAATAACATGACCTTTTTCTGTTATTTCTATGTTATAATTAACATTTGGAAATTCAACAGCCATGATATGTTTTATATCAATCGGTGGGTTATGTGTTTTTGAAAATATTAGACTAGCCAAATTCGATATATTTATTGCGCGCTTCATTTCTCTTTGATGTTTTGTCATCTGTAAGCCTCCAAGTCTTTTTTAATATACCGTTCTTTTTGATAATAATCTAATTCTTTTTCAACACGAAAAAGAAACTTTTGCCAATTGATATGTTTAGATTTCCAGTGATAATTAAGTTTTCCAACCTTGTATAAATCAACAAAAGTATGTGTACGGTTTATCATCCTGATAACCGCATCTGGATTAAATACAGGTTCAAAAGACACCCATGTTTTAATGCCTTGGTCATGCGCGACTTGAAGAGATCCAATTCTATCAACAGGTAAAGCCGCAAAAGGTTCCCATTTCAACGACTCTTCAGAATCATCCGTTGTGAGTGTAACGGAAAAAGCATTATTAGGATCTCTGGCAAGTATATCAAAATCTTTACAAGCTCGCATTCCGCCTTTTGTTAGGATTGTAACCGGAATATTATGACTATATAAAATCAACAGCGCCGCTCTTGTCAATTTAAAATTATCTTCAGCCGGTTGATACGGGTCGCTGGTAAATGAAAGCAAAACCGGCTTGTCGGTTCCTTGGAATTTAACAGCGTCTTTTTTTAGCTGTTCTATTACGTTCGGCCTGGGCCGTATGTATTCCGGTGATGAAAACACTTTGCGGTCTGTAAATGTTGCTTTCGGAGCGAAGCAATAAACGCAGGCGTGGCCACAACCCTTGTAGAGATTTGCTGCGAGTGGTGAATATTCTAAGGCTTTTCCTTTTGGTTCATAAATAATTGACATGATTTACTCCTTTCCTGTTTTAAAATATCCGTAAAATTTTCTACCTTGCCAATGATATCTTATTGATTTTACATCATTAATGGCTAAAAAGTCAAGACATTTTTTAATACCATCTTGATTAAATATAGCCGGGCATTTTTTATACATTTCTTTTGTATATCCGAGTTCTGGAAACAAACTTAATGGCATTCCGCCGAACATTACCTGGATTATGGTGACATGGACAATTCCAAAATATTCTTTTTTAAAAATTATTTTAAGCTGTTCAAAAGGAATTCCATAAGCATCCAAATCAATGATGTCGAATTTTGTTAAATCAAAAGATAGAAGATATTTAATGTTATTGCCGCTGAGCGTTCCGGGTTGTTTAGGATTTTTGTCGATAGATAATATTTTTAGTTTTTTCTTCGTTTTCTTTTTAACGGCTTTCCATAGCTTTCCGGTTCCTGCGTAGCAATCTAAAATTGTAACGATCTTTTTCCTTGGCAAGGAAAGTAATCTTAAATTAACTTTTTCATTAAAATATGAATTGTCTGTCTTTTTAGTTGCCACTTTGCACACTTTCAACTTTATCGTTTGTTAATAATTCTGTTAAAATTTCTGATATTTCATGATAATATTTAGCTTCGATTGATATTAATGTATGTATTTTTTTAAATGGCTTGCTTAATTCCATTGTTTTGGGTTCATCGATAATTATTGATTCTATCTCAAATCCGGTCAAATCCATATCAATGTCAAAATCGTTTAATTCAGACAAAAGATCTGAAAGTTTATCATCGTCGATTTCTGCCAGTTCGGCCAGCCGGTTATCAGCAACCATGTCAGCGTGTTCAACAGCTTCATTTTTATAGTCCTGAAAATCAACAGGTGCTTTTAATATACCGGCTTTAAATGCGGCTTCAAGCCTACCGTGTCCTTTTACGATAAGACCGGATCGTTTGGAAACTGTGATAGAGGCACGCCAACCTTGCTCTTTTATGATTTTTCCGAGCAGTTCTATTTGTTTTTCCGGGTGAGTATTAGGGTTTTTCGGATTCGGTTTTAGTTCTGCGCAATTAATGATTTTGTCGTGGACGCACCATACCGGAACATTATCAATCATAGCTCGTGGTTTAATCATTTTTGATTTCCTTTTTTTTCAGCACAAAACGGACAAGCCACAAAGCCGTGTTCCGGGATAGGTATTTCGCCGGTATCGTCGCAGTGCGGGCAGGTGTCTTCTTGTTTGGATTTGCGAATAATGCCGCCCATTCTGGCTGCAACTTGATAATCATCAGGGTTAAATCCTCGCTTTTCTACATCATATCCCATCATTTTACCTCTTAAGTTTTAAATAATTCAATATCTCTTCTTTGGCTGCATCAAAACCCTGACAAATTGTGGCACAATAACCTTGTTTTCTAAGCTCCACTATCCACCATTTCTGCTCTTCAGATACGACAGGATAAACCATCTTGTTTTTATGGTTCCGATACGGCTTAATCTTCAACTCTATAAACAAACCGTGATAGCCGCCTCT